GTCATATTCCATTTAGTCACTCCTGAGTGCGTTACGAAGTTCAAAGAAATCCTCCTCTCCTAAAACTACATAGTTCTCGCCATCAAGGTGAAGACCTAAAACCGGAATACGACTATCAAGGATAGCTTCGGTAGTAATCTTCTTAAGAACTTCTGATTTAATGGTTACTGATTTTTTACCAGTCCATTTGTGCTCAATCAAAAGATCATCACTCCGTACATCCCCTTTACGTGACCAGAAAGCACCTGACGCTGCAGAACGCTTTCCATCCACCAATTTCTCTAAACGCTTTTCGTGTTTTAGAGATTCTTTTTGTCCCTTACTCTTCATCAATAGCCAAAATCGGTTGAGCTTTGATCGTGCTCATTACCGCCTTACTCAACTCTTCACGTAACTCAATCTCTTCTCTAAGAGAATCAATAAGAGCCTGTGCTCCCTGCCATTTGCGGTCTCCGTAGTACATCCATCCACCGCGTCGCTCTACAACTCCATTAAGTATGGATAGAGCAACAATCTCTTTACCGGTGTCATAACCACCAGCGTCAACTGCACCACCATCTGCAAAATAAAAATCTAGATACGCAGTCTGCTGTGGTGGAAAGGTCTTGTTCTTAATAGTACGAACACGAATAGTCTGGCCTACACGACGCTTACTCTCACCGGTACCGACCTCTACCCAGTCATCCCGCTTTACCTCACATCGAACGCTGTACGCATAGTCTTTGCCTAACCCACCAGGGGTGGTTCTAGGGTCTCCGTGCATAACGCCAATCTTCATGCGGTATTGATTAATCATAATTCCTAGTACTGGTCGTTCTGATTCGATGAGGTCTCTTTTGGTAGCTGACGCCACTTTTCTAAAGAACTTATTGGTAATAAGTGCGCCACGACCCACAGTAAATTCTTCCATGTGTTTTTGATCTTCTGCGCTAGGGACAAGGGCAGGAAGAGAATCGACAACGACCATGTCCACAGCTTTGCTTTCCATAAACTGAATAACTGCATCAAATGCATCCTCCATACTGTTAGTTTCTACAAGTAATACTCGACTGTTGTCGACACCGCAAAGTTCTGCGTACTTAGAATCAAAATCTTCTGCTGCAATCCAAACAGCGGTAAATTCAGGATTGATCTTTTGATTTGCCGCAATAGTTCTTAGAGCAATTGCGGTCTTTCCGTGAGAGGCCTCTCCAACTAACTCAACCCAACGATTCATTGGCCAACCACCACCGAGTACAACGTCTAGAGTTAAAGACCCAGAGGTAATGCGTTTAGATGCCTGTGCCTGTCCAGCAAGAATGACTGTGTTAGCACCTAATTTTTTATTAATACCTGCTGCAATTTTTAATGCGTCTGCGCTTAGTGTCATCATTCAAGTCTCCCTACAATAGTTGTTGGATTAAATCCTCCGCTTTGGTTTGGCTGTTTAGCTGCAATCGTTGGACCGCTGCTAGATCCTGTACCACCTGCTCCGGTTCCTGCCTGAACAATTGGATACCCACAATCATAACAACGTTTACGCTGTGTGCCAACTGGGGCCATATAGTTACCGGACATGCATCCTGGGCAACGTTCTGTGTCTCGTGCACTTTGTGCTCGTGTAACTAACTGATCTTGGTTTGGATCATAGGACACTTGTACATTAGGTGTTTGTTGTGGTGGCCTATAAACGTTTCCTGGTGGAAGGTTTGTACTTGGGGTAGAAGAAGGTTGAACAGGAGTTCCTAATTTTTTTGCCCACCAGTTATTACTCATGATCCATACTCACTTTCGAATCAATTAGCCCTATATTATTTAACGTTGATACGCAAGAAACTGAAGACGCTAAAGCAATCATCTTAAACAGATCACTCAGTTGATCTAAACCATTCTCAGGTATGTTCTCAAACTCACTATTATGATCTAGTGTGTATGCAGCGGTTGCAACCTTAGCCAGTATTTCTGCATGAGCGTCAATAAAAGGAAGTAGGCCAGCAATATTTCCTAATCTAACTTCGTGAGCTTCTTGCTCCATATCTGCTACTTCATCAGAGATAGGTGGTAATCCCATCATCTCTGCTATACCTTCGGTAGGTGTTAACATTGCATCATAAACAATTTGACGCATTAGAACACTTAGAGGCACTTGAGTAACATTTACCTTGCGTTTCTTTGATCTCCAGAACCTCATTTAGCCTCTCCCCATCGTTTTACAATCGTAATGTCTGCAAGCATTGGAACATTCAATGCTTTAATCTCTTCCATAGCCTTACGAATCTGTTCTGCGGTTTCTTCCGCAAGTTCAGTAGGAGTCACAGTTACTAACTCATCGTGCACAGTTAGTATCAAAGACGCCTGCTCTGGAATCATTTTATTAGCCCTAATCATAGCAAGTTTAATGAGGTCAGCAGCCGACCCCTGAATAACTGTGTTAAACGCCTGCCTTTCTGCCCTGGAACGCTTCCAAACCTCGTTAGATCGTAAATCAGGCAGATACCTGCGACGCCTTAACAAGGTGCTAACAAAGGGTATTGGAGCCTGTTTACGACTATCGCTGATAACTTGTTTTTTGTACCTAGCCACAGAAGGAAACTTACGAACGAATTCGTCAAGCAACTCTCTAGCCTCAGGTAAAGAACACCCTATGGAGTCAGAGATCTTATCCGGACCTACCCCGTAAGCTAGGGACAGAACTAAGACCTTACCTGCTTTTCTATCTACGCCCATAGTGTTACCAATAGTTGTGTATATATCTTCCCCGTTTAAGTACGCCCCACACATAATGCGGTCTTGACTAAAGGACGCAATAACTCTAGGTTCAATCTGACTGTAGTCAGCAACTACCAATGAGTGTCCTTCTGGGGCAACAAAAAGATTACGAATAGCTTTTCCATTAAACGTGTGCGGAGCTGGAACGTTTTGAAGATTTGGATTACGACTAGAGAAACGCCCAGTCTCTGCTCCATACTGAACAAAGTCTGTGTGGATTCTTCCTTTGAACATAATGCTCTTCTTAGCAGTTACTTTAGACTTACCCAGTAAAGTTCTGGTTATATCCCCACCCAAGTACGGGATAACATAAGTAGTTAACAATTTGTTTAAGTCTGAATACTCAATAAGGGCATCAACTAGCGGATCTTTTCCTGCAAAGGCTTGCAATGCAGGTTCTGCTACTGAGTAATCAGAAACTGAAGAAGGCTGACCTTCCTCTGCTCTTTTCTGTCCCGCAGGAGTTAATACCTTTGGACGTAAACCTCTGCCTCCGTCTTTCTTAGAAGAGTAAAGCATCTTTTGTTTTTCAGGAACACTATTAATATTAAAAGCTTTTCCTGCAAGACGATAAATCGTTGCTTTACAAGTCTCAAGCTGGACTTCAAGGTTAGCCTTTAAGTTTTCTAATTCTGCAACATCTATATCTGCACCACGTAACTCCATACGACAGATAACCTCTAGGACATCCATCTCTAAATTAAAAATGCCTCGAAGACCGTCCTTTTCAAGATTAATAGAATAGAGAAGATACAGCTTCCAAGTCCATTCAGCATCTAACGCAGCGTATGTAGCAACCTCATCGAAACTATGTTTCTCTACTTCTTTGCCTACGCCCTTGACCATGTGATAGCCAAACTCACGCTTTAAACAATCGTCTAATCCTAGGTCATTGCGATTCTGGTTATCTAAAATAAAAGCAGCATTAAGAGTACAAAAGTAAGTTGGTGTGGGAAGTTGCCCAATGTATTTAGTAACGCTCTGTAAATCAAACTTAAGGTTGTGACCAATTTTTACTTTGTCACTATGCAACAACGGCTTTAAAGCCTTAAATACCTCTCCAGCAGTTAGCTGCTCAGGTGCTGGACCAAAGATACGCGTTGCTTTGCGTTCATCTTTACTGTAGTCAGAATCTCGTAACTCCATGCCCTTAGATACTCTTACCACCGCAGAAGGAAGCAGCGGATACTCAGTTCGTAAGTATTCTCCGTTTGGATGTCCCATTGGAATAACGTCTACCCGATCATGAGTAGCTAAAGCAATCCACGTAACAATATTCTGTCGTGGGTCTCCTCTATGGTTGCCAACTGTTTCTACGTCAAAACAAAACGCATCTACTTTTTCGTAGGCAGCAACAAGATCTTTAAGTTGTTTCTCTGTGGTAATAATATTCATAGCGCTCCTTGATTAGGTGCGCTGAGGGCCCATTAGAGAAAGGAGACAAGAGACTGGGCCCTCAGCACGATTATTTGAGGTTAGTTACCGGATGCAATTTCACGAGCAATCTCAGCAAGTTCAGCCTTGGTAGACGTATGTAATGCGTCTGGTCCTAGTGGCTTCATTGTTTTAATTAGCTCTGCAGCTGCAACAGGGTCAATACCCCAATCCTCAGCAAGGTCACGCTCTTTTACAGGTGTAACTGAGTATGATGTTTTTGTACCGGTGCCAGACTTGCTGACTGCCCAGTAAATGTCAGGACGATTAAGTGGACCCGTTTTCTTATCAGAATCAAGTTTCTCAAGCTGTCCGCATAGACGAACTCCAACAATCATTAGTTGTAATTGTGGATCTTCGTCAGATAGGTTAAGAACAGTAAACGCAAACTTTTGATCTGGCTTACTTCCTACAGCAACTAGTGGGTCGCCCTCACCAATGCTAATAAAAGACTTCTTTCCAGGACGGTTAACCCAGTGCTGCATAAAGGACATTGGTTCATTACCAATGAACTTAATTAGTTGGACATCCTCGTCAAATCGGAAGTCAGTTGCGAATGTTTTGTTGGACTTTGCTACAGCTTTTTTAGCTGCTGCCCAACCTGTTTGGATTACTGAAGAACGCTCAGGAACTTCTGATTCGTCTTCAGCTTGGAAGATCTCTTCGAGAACTTCGGTAGTAGGTGTTTCGACTACATAAGAGTCGACGTTTGGTGTTGCTTGGTTTTCAATTCGGATACCCATTTGGATATTCCTCTCATAGTCATTGGATCATTGGTTGATGGTCATATTAAGTTGTTTCTTGAGTATGAATCTTAGTCCATTTCTCCATCAATTCAATTGATAGATCATGATGTCGATTCCAATCAACCCGAGGTGCTTCAAGAAGTCCTCTAGATTGAAAGCTCTCGATAGTTGCTTCGACAATTGCTTTGCTGTACATCCGCCATCCGGGCTTCTTTACACCATTAACAATCATTGACTTCAGGCGATAGGGTGCACGTGGTATATAACCTTTTCGTTCCCAAAGCCTCAAAGTAACTAACGGTCTGCCTAATGCAAGAGCCATAGCTCCGGCACTAAACAATTCTATCACCTTTCCGTTAGGTAATGCTTTGACCTGAGGGTCGGCATTCCAAGCGTTTGGTGCAGAAACTTTACGTGGTTTTACATTTGGATCTGGCTTACGACGTTTACGTTTTGAGCCAGGGTAGTAATCATCCAAGCTTTCAAACAGTTTGTCAACTTCGTCGTTCATATCTACCTTAAGATTTAGAAGGAATAAAGGCCCAAATAATCTTCTTAGGGAACATCGTATCGATATCCTCTTCTGACAACTTACCCTCATAAAGACAGGCCATAACCTCGTCTTCATTTAGTACTGGTTGCATAGAGTAACAGCGATCTGCTAGTCCTCGCTCATTGAGGATACGTGTAGCGGCATCTGCATCAAGGCTTTGAGAAACCTTACGCTGACGTTGTAGGGAACGATATCCGTCTACCTCTTCCTCTAATGGATACCAAAGGTGACCTTTATCGTCAGGCTCACCCTCTCTGTCTACTAGATCAGAAAGGTAATTCTTAAGCTGAGTTTGTTCTTTAGTTAAGTCATCTAATTGACGCTTAATAGCGATAAATTGTTGAACCTTACTTAATACTGAACTTACCGGCTTTTTGTCCGGTGGAATAATATTTGGCATGATGCCTCCTTTAGAAGCATCCTATATCACGCCACTGACATAGTGCAAGTTACTTAAGGTTTTCCCATAACTCCTGGTCAGGGTAGCCTGTGGACTTACGTGGAGGGTCTATATAGTCTTTTAGAGCCTGAACGATGACATCAGTCACCGTACGGCCTTCTATGGCAGCTTTGTCTTTTACAGCAGCCCAAAGGTCGCTGGCTACACGGATAGTCCGTGTTGGTGTCTTAGGTGCGTTAGGCATTGAATAAGTTTAAACGGTTATATTCTGTAAGAAAGCCTTAAGTGAACCCGCAGTTAAAGCAACTCCGCCCTTATCGTCTATACCTTCTCCGTCTATAACGGCATTAGCAATAGCTATTTTTTGTTGCAACATGGTGTGTTGACGTTCTTCAATAGACCCCTCCATTAAGAAATCTTGAATAACTATGGACGTCCAAGTAGACGATGCTCTACGAATTCTGCCGTTACGTTGTACAGCCAAACCAGCATTCCACGGCAAGTCATAATTAATGAGTAAGTTAGCTTGAGGCAAATCCACGCCGTAGCCACCAGCATCAGAACTGACAAGGATACGAACATCAGGATCAGTCTGAAACTTAAGTTTAGATTCCTCTTTATCTTTTGCATTCATTTCTCCGGTGTAGGGCGTACTGCCCCAATCTACAACTAAAGTGTCCCTAATAATGTCCACCATATGGACGTAACTAGTAAATATAACAACTTTGTTTCCCTCATACTGGCTTAAAAAGTTGTCTACGTACTCCTTTAAAGCAGAAAGCTTAGGAGACTTTGTAACGGCATCCAAGCGCCCTGTCTCTTTTAAATCTGCTACATACCCGGAGGACTTTGCGGATACCTGCAGTAATTCTGGATGATCGCAAAGCATTCTTAATGACGTTAATTTAGACATGATTTTTCCACGTAATGCGTCTGCCCCGTCAAAGGAGTTTGCTTGACCGTAATGAGAAAAAATATCAAAGCTAGAACCGTAAGATTCCATAGCTTCTTCTAAGTCTGTAAGGATCTCATTAGCAATGCTCTTGTAAAGCTTAGAACCGGCCGAATCAAATTGAATTAATATTGGTTCAGCAAAAATAGTCTCAGGCAAGTAAGGTGCAACATCGGGGTCTGATTGACGTTTTCTTACACAGGCAGCGGACAGTGTTGTATTTAATAATGGTAGGTTGCGATAACGCTCTACCCCACCAAATCTGTTTCTAACAATAAACGTTTGATCAAAAAGATCAAAGCGACCTAACAAACTTTTGTCTACAAACTGCATGATTGAGTAGAGCTCTTCTGGTTTTCCGTTTTCTACCGGTGTACCAGTAAGAGCAAACTTGTAATCGCTCTTTAATTTTTTTACGTACTTGGAGCGTTTGGATCTAAAACTTTTGATTGCTGTTGCTTCGTCGCATACAATGAATCCTGTAGGGAGCTGTCGTACATACTCCCAGTCGTTAACAACTTGCTCGTAGTTAAGAATGACGTAATCAACGAGTGTATGCCCCCAGTCAAAGGCTTGCTCATACTGTTCTTGTCTTTGTTTTGGCGTTCCATCAATAACCAAAGGTGTTGAAGTTCCATCTGTAAATTTCCTAATCTGTTCTGCCCACTGATATTTTAAACTGGACAGGCAGATAACTATACCCGGCTCTGTAATCTTCTGTTCGTCCATAAGACGTTCAATAGCCGCAATTGTAAGGACCGTCTTACCTAAACCTAAGTCATAGGCAACCAACATCTTGCCGCGTTCGCACATAGCGTCTACAGCCTCTGGTTGATATGGAAGCAAGGTGCCTGTAAAAGTCATAGTTGTAAGTCTACTAGGGTTTTTGCTATGTTACTCCTATGGAAAAAGTCGACCTATCAAATCAGCATGGAGTTGCAATTGGCGACTACTATCGATGCAGAAAAAATAACGGCAAAGCCTGCGAACTATGCTTAAAAGTAGCAGCCGACTACCGTAGGGCTCAAGTAAGACGAGATCCAGAGAAATACAAACAGCAGGACCGGGATTACTACAAGCGGTATCCAGGAAAAATGACAGAAGTGAACCGCAAAAAAGAACGTAAGAGGCGAGCACGTTTACGGCAAGTTTTAAGAGAAATTTATTCGACGCAAGAAGTTCTTGATAAATGGGGGACTAATTGCCATATTTGTAACGAATCAATTGACCTTACTGCTACACGTCACACCGGCGAACCCGGTTGGGAAAGGGGCCTGCATTTAGAGCATGTGATTGCTTTAATCGATGGAGGGCATGACACACTTGAAAATGTAAAACCTGCACATGCTAAATGCAATCTTGACAAAGAAGCTGAGCGAAGATCATTACTTATTTCCTCCAATAATTGCCATTACCTCTACGAGTATAGCAGTAGGTGATTTAGGAGAACCGTCTCGGTAATACTCGCTTACGTGAGCAATCTCTTTAATGATCTTTGATCTTAAAGCAGCCTCAGTCTCCGTAGATTGCTTGTTCACCAAATACGAAGTGTTTAGCTTTTTCAATGCCGTACTCGATCTGCTCACGAGTCATATCCCCTATATCTTTTATATCGGTGCCTGCGTAGTTAAAGAACCAGCACTCCATGCCCGCTTCTTTACACTTTGCAAACATTTCTTTGGAAGCTTTTTCTCCAGCAGCATCAATCCTAGGGTTATCAAAAGCAAAAATCAACTTCTCTGCTTGTCTAAATAGATCAAACTGGGCTTGACTTACTGACGCTCCGTAGGTCGATACTCCGCCTACCTGCAGCTTGGATGAGCTAATCTTTACAACATCAAGTGGGGACTCAACTATGATCATAGAAGTAGTAAGTAAAGAGTCAATGCCAAAAAGAGTAAGTGACTTTTGAACTCCTGCCGGTCTGTTACGAAATGTCCGATTTGTCTGTCCCTTTTCTTGCCAACCCATAAGTTTAGAACTCTCAGCATTCCTAATTGGAATAATCCAAGCCTCTTGTTTTGTATCCCACTTAAGTCCGTGATGCCAAGCTGCAGTTTGAGTTAACTGGCGTGCTTGCAAAGCCCAATCAGGAACCTCATCAAATACAGCAAGTCGTGCTTCACTCATCTCTATAGGACGAGGAATTGGTCCTACGTAGGCATTACGCATTTCCTCTAATTGCTTGGCAAGCTCTTCAAAGTCAACTTCAATCTCTTGTTGAAGCCAAGCTTTTGCAGCATCATAGTCCGGACGATCAAACTTTGTTTTAAGTTCTAGTACGTCTGCGACTAAACCAAGGACGATTCCCTTGTATCCACAGGAGAAGCAGTGGTGGACACCAGTTTCAGAGTTGATAGACCAAGATGGGTTATTGTCTTCTCGACCAACACGTTCTAAGTGCATGGGACATAAAGCTATGATCTCCCGATTACGTTTAGAACCGTCAACACCTAAACGAAGAAGTACCTTCTCAATATCTCCGTCGCGGTACATCTACGAAAAGTCTACTATCACTCTATACATGATCTCAGTATAGATAGCGGCATTGGATACAAGATCTTCTGGGTGATGTAACTCTTCTGAGGTAGTTGGCCAGTTAGAGTACAAATAACCACGCAAACTTTCTGCATACTTGTCTACAAATTCGTCGATAGTCATATATCCACGTTCTACAAGTTGCTCGTCTGTAGGCATCTTAAATTTTTTCATATCACTCTCTCCCATCAATTGGTGTTGGTGCTGTTGCAAGTGCGCCACATAATGCACACTCCATGTCTAGCATATATAAAGAAATTTCGCTATCTTCGAACATAGCCTGTACTTTCCATAAAAAGGAACCGCATATGCATACGTGAAGTGGAGCATCTTTATCTCTTAGATCTAAACTCATACTAGTGCTCGTTTCCGTCGTCGCAAGTTCTTTCTGTCTTGAGGAGTTGTACCGCCCCAAACACCATCCAAACTACTGTCCGACATAGCATACTCTAGGCAAGCTGTAGTCAGCGGACAGTCCCGGCATACAGCCTTAGCCTTCATCACGCTCACACGGTCTGTGTAGTCCTCAGGAAAGAACATATCTGGATCGACAGCCTTGCATAATTGAGTTCCATCAAATGGTGCTGATTCCAAATAGAGATCCATACTCTTCGAACTTCCCTTCTTCCCAGTCCCATAACAGGTCACTTGATGCCGGCCCACAATTACGACTTGCAACGATACGTAGTTCACGGGAAGTATCGTCTTCTTCATCTTGTTTTTGTAATCCAAGGATTACGTCAGAGTCTTGATAGAAAGATGATGAGTAACCAATAGCATCTGCCGATACCTGACGCTTCTTCATCTTCCATAACAAAACCTGAGTAGAAATTACAATAGGAATTTTCTTAGCCATAGCAAGTTGCTTTAGGCCACGAGTTATATTTGTTAGTGCTTGAGGGCTGTTTTGCTCTCCGGTAATTTCGTCAACCATCAAATACACACCGTCTACAAATACGATGTCTGGACGAAGTTTGTCGATCTTTGCAGCAAGTCCGGTAACAGTCATTGCAGATACTGCATCTGTTAAGTAAAACTTGTGCATGCTCTCCATCTCTTCAAGAACCTTTTGATAGCGAGCCTCTTCTTCTTTAGTCAGGGCCCCGCGAATCAACCGGGAGTGGGCAATGTGGGAACGCATTGCATCGTGTCGATGTTGTTGCTCAATGTTGTTCATCTCAAAAGATTGGAACAAAGGAACAAAGCCATCATTGTGCACGTTAACTGCTACCTGCAAAGCAAGCACTGACTTACCTGTTTTAGGTGGAGCAATAATTGTAATTAACTGACCTGGTTGTAAACCAGCAGTTGCCTGATCAATAGTTCTAAACCCTGTGGCAATTCCAAGTAAGCCATTAGGACGAGTCTTAACATTTAAATACTCATCAAATCTCTTGGTGGCGTTATTAGTTAGATCAATGTCAGTGCTCTCTCGAGAACCTTCATCAAGTAATTTTGCTACACCTTGTCCAAGCACCGCAATAGCAGTGTTGTGATCTCCCGAAGCAATAGCTTCTGATGCATCTTGTACAACTGTAATTGTGCTTTGACGTTTGCGATATTCAATTAACTGATCTAATAAATAATCAATGTTGTCATCTACTGCAAGTAAACGATACGTAGGGAAGTTATCTAATACCGTAACTCCCGTAGGCACTTCTTGATAACGAGTCCAGTGCTGACGAATAAACTTCCAAACAGCTTTATTCTCTTCAACAAAAAACCAATCGTCTTGTACTCCAGCTTCAAGTAAAACTGAGATGTCTCTGGTACGTATTGCACGGGAGAGGAGACGTACTTCGTTATCTGCTGCCACTATAACCTCCCCATGTCCAAATATTTACTGCCATACCTTAGTCCCCTAGAGGGTATGTCCACAACTCCTTTGAGTTCTGGACGATAAGGAAGTTCTCCGACCAAATCTGCTACTGATTCGTACCTGTTTACATAGTTGAATGGGTTAGTCCCAAGATTGTTTAAATCTTCAAAGACTTGTTCCATCTCTTTTTTTGTATAACCAAATCCTACTAGTTCCAGAGAGTATCCGTACTTTTCGGCAAACCGCCAGAACAAAGAAAGAGATTGACGGCTGTACTGAGACTCTTCTCCGAATACCGGAATTCCTAATACTTTCTTGACAGTTGGTTTTCTATCAAGAACGCAATCTAGTATTACTACTACTCGAAGAGGGACCTCATTTGAGA